AATAATATACTTAATTAGGAACTACACCATCTTTTCCAACTTGTTCAAATTTTAATCTAGAGCGATATACTTTTTCTATCTCAATTTTAGGTCTAAAACTATCTTTTGAACTTTTTGGTAAATAAACTTGTGGCTCTTTTGATTTATCTAAATTTTTGTATACGTTTTTAGGTTGTATATCCATACAATCAGCTTCAGCACCAGGACAAATACATATAATTGGAGGTTTACCTGATTCAGTAGAACCCCAATTAGGGCATACAACATAATCCTCATAAAAATCTTCAGTCCAAACGTTATTTGGATTTTTTAAACTCCACCATTCTCCACTCATACAAAAATCCAAACTTCCAGTATTATTTTCTAAATTATGTGAACATACTCTAAATATAGGCAAAACATCTATAACTTCAAAAAATAACCTAGGTTTAATACAACCGCCGTTATTTGCAACAGATGTATTAAATTGTAATTCTATTTCAGTACTTATTGGTTTATCTCTCACTTCATATTTTTTTATTTTCCCCTCTTTTATTAGTTGTATTATTTTTTTTAAAAATATTTTTCATCATCATTATAAATTAAATTATTTTCTAATTTTCCTTCAATACTTTTAAAGATAATTGGATTAGTTGCATCATTATTTAGAATATCATATTTATCTGATAAGATATTTAAGGCTGAAGGTTTGGACTTAATAGTATCCCCTCCATCTAATTCTTTTTTAATTTTAAATATTTCTTTTTATATTTTAAATACTTTTTATGGTAATCCATTTATATATTCTATTTTAGAAAAATATAATTTTTAGTTAAAAATAAATTTTAATTTTAATTAATGACTGAAGTGATACTTATTATACTTTTAATAATAATTCTTATCCCTATTTTAATTTGTTGGTTAGAAGCTGTTAGAGAAGATTTTGGTAAACCTCCATTATTTAAAAAATAAAGTTTAATGTGAATAATTAAAAAAAAAATTATATAAAATATATATATGGATAAAAATACACTAATTACTATATTTGTCTTTTTCTTGCTCTCTAATCAACTTTACAATATTGTCTGGGAAATTGGTAAATCTATATTTTACATCGTATTGATAATTCTGGGATTAAGTTATATTAATCCTGGGTTATCTGAAACATTAAAAAAATATTTAGTTAATTTTATTAATCTTGATAAAACTTTTGTTAAAACAATGTTGGGAACTATTAACAATCAAGCTAAAAATATTTTTAATAACATAAAACCAACTGAACAAAAAAGTTCTAAGAAAAAAAAATCTAAGAAGTAAATTAAATATATAGTGAATCGGTTGTTACAAACCCTCTAATCATTTTACTTTCAAACTCTTCCATTGTATTTAATAGCTCACTATCTTTAGTGATTTTTGCTATCAAATAAACATTTTTAATTAGATTAGTTAATCGTAAGACATTCTTAATAAAATTTCCTTCAAAAGTTGGATAAAGATGATAAATTTCTTTCCAAGTTTTACCTTTAGCCCATTCTTTTATGGCAGCTAACAGATTGGTATGAAGATACCAATCTGATACTACTGGATAAGGTAGTTTATTACTCAGTTCAACTTCATCATCTGCAAACCTATTTACTATATCTCCTATACAGTACATTCTATCTTTAACCATATCACTAATTGGTAAATTTTCAATAGATTCTGATTCTAATGATCTATCATCTATAAAAATAGATAATAGTGCTACAATTTCATCGAATGTTAAACCAGAGAATATTTTCTCTTGAAGCATATAACCTAAAATCATAGGATTACATTCATTAACTTGAGCCATTATTTTTCCATAAGTAGTTAATGAAACATTTTCATCATCATTATTAACAAAACCTTGAGATTTTAAAAAATCAGTTAGTAAATGTATTTGTTTTCTAATAGATTGTTCAGATAGATCTAAATCTTGTGATTTTGATGAAATATTTTGTTTGATATTATAAATACTTTCATATTGTGTCATATCAATAGATTCTAATTTTTTTAAGATTTTACTCTTTTCTTGATTTAATTTTTTAATAACTTTACGATTTAGTTTCAACCAAGAATTTTTCTTTGGAGCTAACTTTTCTTCAACATCCTTGAGAATTATATAATCTTTCATAATATCTTCATCATACGTATATTTTTCTAAATCTGATTGTAATTTCAAAATACACTCTTTATCATAATCAATAAAACCCTTAATTTCAGAACCAAAATATGTCATGTTGATATTATTAATTATATAATCATCAAAAATATCAGTGGAACCACTATCTTGATAATTCAATAATTGTTTCAGAATATAATTATAATCAAAAGAAATTCTTGATTTTAAAGGTCTCGAATTTCCTGTCATCATTTTTTTTATTGAAGATTCCATTTCCATAAATTTTCCTGGAAGGATAACTACAGTACCATAAGTATCTAATCCCCTTCTTCCTGCACGTCCGGCCATTTGAATATATTCTTCTGTATTTAACAAACGTTTTGATTTACCATCAAATTTGTTTAGATTTGTGAAAATAGTAGTTTTAGTAGGCATATTTACCCCAATTGCAAAAGTTTCAGTAGCAATCAGAACTTTAATTAGTTTTTTTTCATATAATATTTCTACTATTTCTTTCATAATTGGAATTAATCCACTATGATGTATTCCAATTCCTTTACATGCTAAACTTTTAATATTATTCCATTGTGCTGTTGTACCATAAATTTCCTGGTAAAATCCAAGATGTTTATTCCAAACTTTTTCTATTTCTTTTACATCTTCGTGATTATTAAAATTAAGGTTTATATTATTAGCAGTTCTTTCTACTTGAATTTTATTAAGAAGGAAAATATTTGCAGGTAATTGATTCTTTTCTTTCAAATACTTAACTAATCTTTCCAAATAATAAGAAGGTTGTTTTACCTTCCTATTTTTAACCTTAATGTCAACCAATTTCTTCACTTTACTCCATGAACCAGAGTTCCATTTACTATCTCCTTCCAGTAGTAGATGTAGTTCATCATCCCAAAACACAAAGTGTTTTAATGGAACAGGTCTAAATGGAGTTGGAATATGGTAGCACATTTTCTTTTTGATATTTCCAACCCATCTAGCCAATCTTTCAGCACCATTTATAGTTGCAGATAACATTACTAATTGAATAGACGGATCAAGATTAGTAATAATTTCTTCCCATACCATTCCTCTATCGTTATTATTAATAAAATGAACTTCATCTAGAATTACACATTTAACCTTCTTAGGATTAAAATGCCAATCGTAAATATCTTCGTCCTTACTATTCATTCTAAAAATCGCATTTCTTAAGATTTCGGCAGTCATAACCAATAATCTAGCACTTGGATTAATTTTAATATCACCAGTCATTATTCCAACATCATCAAAGTCTTCAGAAAAATCCTTAAACTTTTGATTAATTAGTGTTTTAATTGGACCAGTGTAAACAACTTGAGCATTTTCATCTCGTGATAAATGCATAGCTGCAGCGTATAAAGCTAGGGCCGTTTTTCCTGCACCAGTGTGAGCTGTTACTAAAATATTATCTTTTTCATATATTCCTTTAAAACCATGTAACTGAAAATGGTCCGGATTATATTTAAAATTATAAAACATTGGGGGTTTTTCCCCAGTAAAATTTCCTGTTTTCAATTGATAAAAACTCATTAAAATGTATGAGTTATTATCAATTTATCAATTTTTTTTGTAAATATTCATTTTAAATAAATTTAAAAAGATGTCTAACCATAAAAATAATATTAATATAATGGAACCTGTTACTATCCCTATGACAAATAATAGTAATCAAAAAGTTAGTTATGCTTATATGTTATCTAAAACAATTAAAATGATATGTTTAATAGACTGTATATTTTCATTATTATTTTTATTTATTAATCCGTATGCACTTATTTACACATTAGTGTTATATGGATGTTCTTATTTTGCATATACTGGTGCAAAGATGTTTAGTAAATGTAGATTAATACCTTACATTATAATTAACATTTTAAAGAATATTGCTTGTGTTTTTTTAATTTATCTATATAGAGAACAAGTTGATTTTGTGGTCATTGAAAGCATATATTTGCTTTTAGGTACCTACATAACTTATCTTATTATGAAATTTTATGTAAAAGTAAGTGGTTTAGATGAAACACAATTAGAACAAGCTAGAAATTTTAATAGAAGTTATATCGTAACTTTTGTGTAAAAAGTATTTTTATACAATAAAATAAAAAAATGCTATACATATATAATATGACTTGTTGTAAGTCTTGCAAATGTAAAGATTGTAAATGTAATAAGTGTGATTGTAAATGTAATAAATGTGATTGTAAAAACTGTTGTAAATCTTGTTAATTTTAAAAATAATATTATATTAATATTAATATAATATTATTTTAATCTATCGTATATCCATTCAATAATAGTTTTTATTATTAATTCAGGATGATTAGTATGTTCATCATTACATAATAATAGAGAATGATGAGAATCTGTTATTGGAATAAAACTTTTATCTTTACTTTTACAGTTATCAATAAATAACTGGGTTATGTAAGGATCTGTAATATTATCATCCATATCATGGAGAGCAATAACAGGTGTTGTAAAAGATTTTATTATTTTTGGTAAAGATAAAGCTGCACTTAAACATTCTCTACCTGTAGCTAATTTTATGTAACCACTGTAATTATAAATACAAAGGTTTTTTAATTCATTGTATTTTTTATTTTTAATTCCCATTACAGATTGACTTTTTGCAGGTAACGGTAGGTTTGGGAAAATATAACTTAACGGTACCAATATTTTTCTAACACAACAACTTGGAATAATATTTTTACTAACACCGCACATTGGGCTTAATAAAACAATACCATCTATATTATTATATTTAATACAATATCTAATAGCAGCATTTGCTCCCATAGATTCTGCCAGAATAAACTTTTTTATAGATGGATATCTATCATTTAGATAATCAATTAAAACACGTATATCTTCAACTAAACTGTTAAAATTATTTACTAAAAATTTAGGACCATCGCTCTTACCGTGTCCTTGAAATTCTAGTGCATAAGATTTTATCATTTTTTCCCTAAATATTTTGTCTCGTCTATAAAAATTATCAAAATCTGTTTCATCTAAAATTGGTTGAAAATGTGAACCGATTCCATGTATATTTATTAAAATAACTTTGGGCCCGTTAACATAATCTCCTTCTAGTACATTTATGTTATGTCCATTATCATTCTTAAGATAAAACTCGCGCTGAGACAAGTTATCCATTAAAAAACTATAGATAAAATGTTTAATAAAATTTTTATGACAGTTAGAGATTATTAGCTTTTACTTTTTAAAATAATAAAGATAACCTTCATTCTTAAATTTTTCTAAGGTTCTATCATTTAATTGACTAATACTATCATCATCGTATAAAAACCATTTATCTTTATTTTTTCCTACATATACGTAATGACCGAAATCAATACTACCTGAATGAAAAACAATTCCTTGTAGAGTATACCCTTTACGCCAATTTAATGGAATATTAATTTTTTGTGTATTTTTTTTTAATCGTCCATTCATAGGGACAAATCTTTTTAAAACGATAATTAAGTTATCAGGCCATTCTTCTACTTCAGATCTTCTAGACATTATTGTTTTCTTTTTACATTTTTCACAAAAAACCATATTATCTTTATCTAATTTTTCTGAAATTTTAAAATTTCTATAACAATCATCTAGTTGATGTGTGTCATTATCTATTTCAAACATTAATTTTATTGATTTTTCTGAATTAAATTTTTTAGTAAGACATGACATTACTTTACATTTGATTGTTGTTTTTATCTTAATATTAAAAACCTCATCTATAACATTATTAGATATTTTATTATTAATTATTGTAAGTAAAGCCGTAAAAAATTCTTCTGAATCTTGTTGTCCATATCCAACGAAAATGTTATTATTAGAAGAAACTTCATTTTTAATAAATTTAGGAACTAAGACTCTACCATTATGGCTATGATACAATCTAATAAATTCTTTGAATTTTTTAATAAAAGTATCTTCTGATTCTATACTCATAACTACATTACAAAAATCAATATTATTAACTATCATTTGTAATCCAGCATTTAGATAACAAGTATTTCCTAGATTTCTGAATCCATTCATATATATATATATTATAATATATAAAATTCATCTTTTTAACACTATTTATAATATAACTTTTCAAATATTCTAAATTTACTGTTATTTTCCAAATTATTATTATCCCAGGAGATTTCTTGACAAATATTTAATTGTTGGAGTGAAATAGAGTTTATAATATTATTACTACAATCAAGCTTTGAACAATTAGGTAATAATTCTATATTATTTATTTTATTATAGTTACATTCCAACCATTTACATTTTGGTAACTTATTTATATTTTCTAGCATATTATTAGTACATGACAAATTAATACAATTAGGTAAATCAGGTAATTTTTTTAATTTATTATTAAAACATAATAAATTTTCACATAAAGGTAGTTCAGGAAGTGTTGTAAGATTATTATTACTACAATCTAATCCTTTTAAATTTGGTAATTTTGGTAAAAAAGATAGGTTATTATTATCACAAATTAATTCAATACATTCTGGTAATTCTCTTAATCCTTGAAAAAACATATCAAGAAAAGGTCCTGTTATATTAGGAATATTTGTTTTAATATGAATTTTTTTGGCTTCTAAAAATCTCTCTTTTAATGTTTTTAACCATTCAAAAAAATTATTACTATTATTCTCATAATATAATTTTCTATCTAATTCAATTGTAAGACTCATATAAAATTACAGACACAATCTCTTTAGATATTTATTCATTATCCATAGATAAATATATCTCATAAAATTAAAAAATCTAATAATTATAAAAAAATTGATAAAAAAACCTATCAATATATTATATGTATCAAGTAAAATATATTGATAGAAATTTTATAATTAATGAATTATGTGATGGTAATTTAATAAGAAAAGATGTTGAACATGAATTACCAAACAATAAGTATTTTCATAATGATATTATAGATAATAGTAATAATATTACATCAAGTTCAATTAGAGATAAAATTATAGTAGGTTATCTTACATCTACTATAATTGGATATAAAGGAATCGGTAAAAGTAGAAAAAGGATTTATAAAACAGTAGCTCTTAATCATAAATTACCTAATTTTAGAGTATCTTACAAATTTCCAATTACAAAAAAAATATTAATTGTATTTAAATTTTCTAATTGGAAAGATAAATTACCTACCGGAACTATTGTTTCCATTATAGGAGAAATGTCTGAAATGAATATTGCTAAAGCATACATTTATTATTTTGGTCTTGAATCTAAAAAAAATAAAATCAAACCAAAATTAAATAGTGAAGAAGATACCATTATAAGAAAAAACGATGAAAATATTTATAGTATATCTATTGATCCTCAAGGAAGTAAAGATATAGATGATGCTATTTCAATGGATGAAAATTTTGTCTATGTTCATATTGCTCAACCTATAGTATTTTTAAATAAAAATGATATATTGGAAATATCAGAAAAAAGATTTTCCACACTGTATAAAACTAATGATGAAATTTCATTGTTTGGTGATATGATAACTAATGAAGCATCCTTATTGGAAGGTCAAGTAAGAAAATGTTATACACTAAAATTTAATATTGAAGGTAATATGGTAAGTCATTATCCCGGTACTATCTGTCTCAACAAAAACTTATCTTATAAATTTGTTAATGAAAATAAAGAACAATTTTATAAATTATTTGATTTTAGTAGAAAAGTTTTTGGTGAAATTAATTCTGCTCAAAAATTAGTTGAAAATTGGATGGTTCATACTAACTGTTGTGTTGGAAATATCTTAGAAAAGACAATTTATAGAAAAAATGTAACTGATATAAATCTTTTAAAAAACTTAAATGAAGAATCTAAAAAATTCTTTTTTGATAGTTCAGAATATATTTTTGATGAAAACGCGGAACATACTATTTTAAAAAAATCAAATTATTTACATTTTACATCTCCTATTCGTAGGATTGTAGATAATTTTATTCATTATGAATTAACTTATAAAACTCAAATGTTTATAAATGATGATTTAAAAAAATTTATTACAAATATAAATAAACTTTCTAAAGATTCTTCTAAATTCCATCGTACTTTACAGCTTAGAAATAAAATAAAACAAATAACAGAGTTTAATAGAGAAGGTGTAGTAGTAGGCATTTTTGATAATTATATAAATATTCTAATTCCGGATATTGGTATATTTAGACATTATATATTAACAAAATATGGTGTTATAATTGATAAAAAATTTTTAAAACTAAATCTAAAGATAAACTTAAAATTAAGTTTAATTCCTGATATTTTCCCTTATAAGATGTTATTGATAACTACCGAGTTAGATAATTATTTAATTTAAAAAAAATGAAATCACTAACTATTATCATAATAATGAATCGTATCACAATCAAAAGAATTAATGGTGAATTAAGACAGTTTATGAAAAATAAACCATCCAATATTCAAATTTATCACAATAAGGATAATATTTTAGAAATATACTTTAAATTTAAGGGAATTGAAGAAACTGATTATTGTGATGGTGAATATATTTGTAAGATTGAACATCATCATGAATATCCGGTCAGAGCTCCTAATTTATATATCATGACACCTAATGGAAGGTTTCAAATTAACAGAAAATTATGTTTGACCAATACTAGTTATCATCAAGAATCATGGGCACCAGCAGGATGGAGTTTAGAAAGTTTTATCCAAGCATTTATTTCTGTATTTCATAGTGATTCTAAAAGTGACAGAATAGGTATTGGACATATAAAAGAAAAAGATTCTAAAAGAACAATAGAATTAGCAACTAAATCTACTAATTTTAATAATAGTATAATTAAAAAAAATAACCTTTCTTTCATTTAATTTATTCTTTGGGAGTTAAATTAACCTGATAGAGGTATCTAAAAATTAAACTACAATTTCCATTAAATTCTCGGATTAATTTTTTAATCATATTATCATCTACATCAAATGAAAAAGAACTTACTAATGTTTTTATTTCCGAAAAAACTTTAGTTTCTTCTTCTGTTAACTCACTATCTACTTCTTTTAGTTCTTTCATATCAATAATATTTCCGGAACTAACATAATTATACATAAATGATAATAGTTCGGGTTTATTATGATAAATTCTCATGAGAGTTATAAAGTCATTGTCTTGAAGAACTTTTAAAATATCTTCATTATGTTTAATCATCTTTTCATCTTCTAATGTTGGAATTTTAATTTCAACTGGTTTTTTTACATCTTGAGCTGGAATAACTGCAAAACTTGAAGTTGATACTGTACGAGACACTGGTTTAACTACCGGTAATGGACTACTTTCTGAATTCTTTTCAAAAACTTCTTTTAGTTTAATTTTAACGTCTACTTCTTTTGAAAAAACGAAAACAATTGATGCAGGTAATGTAAACTTTATTTCATTTGATTTAACTGTTTTAGATTGTGTAATAAATATAATCTTACTATGATCACCATCAAACCCAATTTTTGATATGTCGTTTTTAAAAGTATCAAGATTTACAAATTCAACATCATGTTCTCTGGAAAAATGGTAATCCCCTTTAATCCCCACTAATTTATAGGTAACTTTCATATATATAAATAAATTAATTAGGTGTATTTATCAATTTTTTTCTAGAATACCTAAATTTTCTTTGTAGCTTTATTACAATATCTTTAATTCTATTGTATTCTAACTGTCTAATTCTCTTAGCATTCCTAGCATTAGCTATGAATAGATTTTTAAGATTGATATAAGTTTTTGATTGATAATAAGCTTTATCTTTTTCAAGATCTACTAGATTTTTTATTTGATTATTAAAAATATTACTCCAGACAATCCATCTTGATTCATTAGATTTCTTGTAATTATGATTACATAAATTCAATATGATTTTTTCACTTGCTTTCTGCGTTTTTGAGGGTATAGTATATACATTTGTATTAAAAGTAATAACATCTGATTTTGAGGTCATTACTTTAGGATAATAAAATAATTTTCAATTTTTATATAACAAGTTTTCTACAATAGGGACAAGTAAATTCTCTATTAAACCACTAACAGCACCTATAAAACACATTTTTAAGTTCATTTTTGGTGTAACAATATTAACAGCTATTTAAGATAACCTATAAAATATTTACTCCATGTTTTTTTTGAACCATGACCATGGAAATTATAATCTTTAGAAACATCGGTACCTATACGATTAAAAAAAGCATCGAAATTACCAGGATGTTTAAAATCTGTGAAATCATAGACTTTATTTCCAACCATTACTATTTTTTTCCCTTCTTCGATATAATTAGAAATAGTTGATTGTGATATTTTTTTTGTAATGGAAAAAAAACCCATTTACTAAAATATTTTATACAATATTATTCTATATTTTTATACAATATTATTCTATATTTTTATACAATATTATTCTATATTTTTATACAATATTATTCTATATTTTTATACAATATTATTCTATATTTTTATACAATATTATTCTATATTTTTATACAATATTTACACAAGATTTTATATCATTATGATTATTAATATCGTTTGTTCCTGATTGATAACTAATAGTAAAATTAAAATTGTCTACTAGGATTTGTATTATATTTGAAGTATGAAATAATCCAGCGTGTATATAAGTATCTTTCTTTGTTGTAAATATATTAATAATGGTATACCAATCCATTATCATGCTAGCAATATCATCAATCATTAGCAAAAATCTTTTATCATATTTATTTATGTGATTAACAATGGTCTCATTAATATCAAATTGTTTTATTATATTATTAAAATCTTTTTTCATCAAGTTAAAATATTTAGCTACACCTGTAGTTTTAAAAATTATTTTATCCATCAGGTTTGTTAAATCAGGAATATTATTTTGATAATCAAAAAAAAAAATAAATCTTTCCAAGTATTCTCTCATTGTTAATTTTTTTGTTTTCGTATTAAGTAATTCCCAAGATACAACATACAAATACTGACGAATATCTATTGGTATTATAGTATCTGGATTATCTAAATATAAATTCTTTAATTCAACAGTATGTTCAGATTCAGACCATAATTCTTTCAGTTCAGATTTTTTATTTCTTTTTACTTCTTCTAATAGAACTTGTGATGTATATTTTTTTTTATCAAGTAGAGTCTTAATATTAAAACTGTTTTTAAATGAATTATTACAATAATTTTCATTACTATGATTATCTGAAAAAATAAAAACTTTTTTTTCAATATTATTAATACTTCTTTTTAGTATAGTTAATCCTATTGCTCCAGAAATATTTTTAATCATATAAAATGATTTATATTTTAAATAAATTATTTATTTTTCTGCTAACATACTACTCATATGATAAATCCATTTCAATCTAGTGAAAAGTTTACCGAGAAGTTTACAGATATTGATATGACGACCTTTTAATGGTGTGTCTTCAAAACTCATATGATAATAATAATGTTGAATAGCTCTTAACTTATAGATAAATCTACTAAGTCTTTCCCTCAAATTATGTTTTTCAAGTATATTGTTTGTTGGAATACATCTATTTTCTCTAATACAATAATAAAGACTTCCATCTATATCATCACTAATATCAAAAGCATAGCCTTCCTCATCATCTTTCATCGAATTATAAAAGTTTTCATGTTCTTTCAACATTAATGGATGTTGGGGAAGAGGATTTCCATTTGATTCTTCAATTTCAATAAAATGTAACAAATAATGAGCTACTGATACTTGGTCTCCTTCATCTGTAGAACGTGCTCGAGCAAACCCAGATTCTAAATGTTGAAGAATTAGAGGTAACATAATACACTCGTCTGTTTGTCTAAATTGCCACATCAAGTAAAGAAGATGTGTATTATCTACTGAATCAATGTAATCCCAAATTCCACCTTCTGATTGGTTTTCTGAAATACCTTCAAAGAAATCAGAAATTTCTTCTTCATCAATATTCTTTGAAACTAACATATTATCTGATAAATGGTTCCATCTAGAAGATTTTGATAACTTTTGAATTACATTCATTCCATAATGAAGACAATCTGTAGAACCAGTTACATTAGGAATAACACTAATACTTAAATCACGAATTCTAGAACTAGATTGTCCAACAAAAACAACATTACCTTCTTTATCTAACCCGCGTCTTCCTGCACGACCAGCCATCTGATGATATTCCATACTATCCAATGAATCATCATTTAGAATTACTGCAGTACGAAAAGGCATCGATACACCAAATACAAGCTCTTTATCACTCAAGACAACTGCTAATTTCTTATCATTAGCCATTTGTTGTACAATTCTTAGGTAAGGGTCTGGTAGACCTTTACAATAAATTCCAAGTCCACGATAAAGCAGCATCAGTACCCAATGCCAACAATCGCCATCACGTGGAAAGAATTTATCTTTATTAGGATTAACATTATATTCCCAATTTTGTACAATTGCCTTGCTATTATATTGATGTTGAGTAAAGATGAAATCACGATGTGGTTCAAATAAGTCTTTCTCAGTAATCCTTTCATCTGCTTTACCAGAAGCTTGCATTTCCGCAAGTTTCTTATGCATTTTGATTTCAATCTTTGAAGAATCACTCTTAGAATCATTAATTTTTTTCATAGTATCATCTTTATCATCTTTCTTTTGTTGTTGTTTAAATTTTTTATTATGTTTTAATCTTTCAATTGTCAGTTTTGGATGTTTTTCCATTTCTCTACGACTAATATCATGGTGAATTTTGAAAGCATAATCCATAATAATAGAAGAGTTTTTATGAAAAACAATAGCAGGGCATTTTTTCTCTTCTTTTAGATTTAAAAATACATCTACTAGATTAACATCACTACTTTCAAAATCTGACAATTGAAGTTCTTCTACAATTTTTATCATTTTAACATCATCTTCTTGAATTTTTTTTGTCATGAATTTAAGATGATGGTTAAAAAATACGAGAATATCATTTAATGAAAGTCTTTGAGTTGGTTCAAAGAAGTTTTCATGAAATAAATCTGTTTCTTCCGGATATTCTTCTCTTAAGACTTTATAAATCATATAACCATCCTGTGGAGTAGGAATAATTGTCTTTCTAAGGACTTCCCCAGATTGAAAATCTTCTAAACTCACCATAGATAAAGGATTAATTCTTTGAATTGAATTATCACGGTAGACAAATCTTTGCAAGTTAATAAATCTTTTATCATATACGACTACTTCAACTTGTGCTCGACCACAATTTCTTATCCATTCACCTAACTCTATTTCATTACCAATTGTAGCAGATAGTGCAAGAACAGGAGTTTCAGGATAAGCTTTAATTAGAGCTTCCATCCAGGCACCTTCCTTTTTACCAAGCATATGAATTTCATCTAACATCATCCAATCAAATGTAATTTCTTCAAATTCAGGTCTACCTAATATAGTAACTAATTCTCGAGGTGTTCCTACAACACAACGACTTTTTACAATTAGCTTAACAAGATCAGCTGTTTTAAGAGCTGATTGATATGTATCAGTTACCAAAGGTACATTAATATTCATAATCTTACTAATCATAGCAGATAATTGCCATGCTAATGCATTTGTTGGAACACTTACAATAAATCTACCTTCTTTTGTAAAAAGATAACCAGCTAATGCAGTTTTACCTGCACTAGTTGGCGCTTTAACTAATATTGACTTTTTATTAGCTATATCTAATTTTTCATTTTCTTGAATTATTTCAATAACACGAACTTGAAAATCTTCTAATTTTTTAAAACCTTTTTGATTAAGAGGTGTTACGCTATTAGAAAGAGGTCCTAATTGTAAGTCTATCATATCATAAGTTTCAATTAATGAATTCAATTTATTTAACATTTCACGATATTTTATTTTTAAATCTTCTGGTAATTTAAGTTTTACCAAATCATCACCATCATCTTTAATTTTAAGATACATATGAGCTATTTTTTCATCTAAGTTTTTATTCATAAATCTTTCTAACCATAACATTTTAATCATAAAACTTCCTTCAGGTGTAATCGGTTTGTGATTAAAACGAGATTTGGTAATACCTTCAACATCACGGGTAATATTAGCATTTATTTTAGAAAGTAAGTTTTTAACTCGCATAGTATCAATTTTAGATAAAGGTTCAATACCTTCATCATAATACCTGCGTAGTAATTCATCATCTCTTGATAATACACCTTCTATCATATTATCAATTTTGTTTACATCAATACCTCCATCTGGACATAATGAATTTTTAATATTCATTTCATTTACAGAATCATCACTACGAATATATTGATGTGTTGGCCACAAACCTCTTGAATCTGTGTTCCATTTTATATATTTATTTTTCCCTTTCTTTCGAAAAGGAACCTTGCCCATTTTGGACATAGAAAATTTAGTTTTTCCGCTTTTACGAGACATAAAAACCTTCCAATAATTAATTTTATTTCAATTTTTTTATAAATATTCTATTATAAAAAAAAAGGAAAAATATAGAATTTTGCTGTTATTTTTGTTTAAATAAATATGAAAAAGAACTAGAACCATTAAAAATAGAATGTGGTTTTCTAAGAGGAAAGTTAATATCAATTTCATCATTAAAATTACCGTAATAGCATACTAGGGTTGATTCCCAACCTTTTGATGAATTTATATTCCACCAATCTCCAACCATTGATACTAGAATATGTTTTAATTTATTATCTTTAACAATATCTACTAATTTTTTAATTTCATTCGCAAAGAAAAATTTATTACTTGGTTTTAACATATTACTATATAAATCTATAATAAATTCTTCTTTCTGATTTATATCTTTTTTAAGACATACTTCTATAGCTTTAATCATAGATTCTGATTCAATTAAATATTTTTTAATATATTCAGATTTCATTTGATTTAAGGATTTTTTAGAAATGTTATGAAAACAATAACTACACTTCATATTAAAAATGTGATTTCCAAAAAAATCCTTACACGATACACACTTTGACATTAAAATTTAATATAATTTTATTATTCAAATTTTTTAATATATACTAAAAATGTAATAATTATTTTATATATTATAGTAATGTCTAAAAAAAAATTTACATCTGTATTTTCAGATGAAGACTTTAATTCTCCTGATGGAATGCTTACATATGTGTGGGGTCCTCCTATGTGGCATACCTTACATACAATATCTTTTAACTACCCAGTAAAACCATCTGAAACTCAAAAAAAAGATTATATGAAATATTTTAAAAGTTTAGGTAAAGTATTACCTTGTAGATATTGTCGCGATAATTATAAAGATAATTTAAAAAAAATACCATTAACTATGAAGGTACTTAAAAATAGAGCTAATTTATCTAAATGGGTTTATGACTTGCATGAAATTATTAATAAAAATTTAGGTAAGAAATCAGGGTTAACATATGAAATGGTTCGAGATAGATATGAAAATTTTAGATCAAGATGTATAGATGGTTCTAAATCTAAAACTAAAGAAAAAGGATGTACCGTTCCTTTATATGGAGTAAAAAGTAAATGCGTGCTTAATATTGTCCCTAAATCTAATAAAGAAAAAACTCTCAAAATAGATAAAAAATGTGTTCTTAAAAGAAAAAGTAAATAATTTTATATAATATTATTTACTTACTAAGAATTTTTTTGTTAATTCTTTCAATTTCAGCTTTAGTTAGTTTTTGATTAATAAGGTCATCTTCTACGTCATCATCTTCTATTTGTTGGTATTGTGTATTAATTACACTATTAGCAGTTTTTACTTCGTTTTCATAATTAATCTCATCAATTATTTCAGACTCTTCTCCTCTTTCATCAATTCTAGGTAATTGATTTTGTTGTAAAACTTGTTGTTGAGGAACTTGTTGTTGTTGTAATACTTGTTGTTGAGGAACTTGTTGTTGTTGTAATACTTGTTGTTGAGGAACTTGTTGTTCAATATTATAATCTAAAACAATTTTTGGCAGTGGTCCGTTAGGTATTTGACCTTGTTGTTGTAACATCATTAAATATTGAATAGGATTTGAATTATTTCTGTAAAGATTTTGAACTAATTCTTGTGAAAAAATTATTTCTGGGTCTTTTTGTTGTTCTTCTTTTTGTTCTTCTTTTACAATAACGTCTTTTTTTCCTCTATTCATATAAAAATATATAGCTACACATAATACTACAGCTGCAACTAAATAAAGCATTCTTTTACTAGTTACATAATTTTGAACTGTTGAAAAAATAGATGATTCTCCAGAAGAAGAGTCTTTTGAATTATTTGAATTATTTTCTGTCATATATATAATATTATAAGAAATATTATTTAATGTAAACGAATTTTTATAAAAACTTACTTTTTATTTATTATATTATCATTTATTTCTTTCCATTTATTTAAAAAAGTTAACGGAGAAATTTGTTTAAAATTAAAATCATAATTTGTTTCATCAATACATAAGTTATCGATACTATCTAATTTAAGTAAAATTTCTTCAATATTATCTATAGATGATATTTTATTAAGGTAATCTGATTTTAATAAATATGGTGTAATAAAAAGATGATGTGATAAATTATTAAAATAATTATTTGGTTCAATATTATTCATATTTATATTATTTTCTAATTTTTCAGATAGTTTTTCTAGATCATTAACATTTAAATATGAAATTAATGAATCCAATGAAGGAGCATTAACATATTTATAATGTGTTAAATTAAAAGGATTATAATCTTCTATACTTTTAAAAAAATGTTTGATCATATAATAAAATATTAGTAAATAATTATAAACAATTTCTTCATTATTATCAGAGTCGACACTGTTAGTTTTAAATATATTGGGATAATTTTCACTCCCTTTTCTCGATGCTAAATCACAAATATATTTATATAAATTTTGGTAATTATTTTCTTCCAATTCTAAAGGCCTTTGATATTTTAATATATAATTCATATTACACTCGTCTCTGTAGTTATTTAAATTATTTTTTAAATTCTCAGAAAATTTTTCTAATTTTTCATCAGAAAAAAATTTATTAAATGGATTTGTAGTTGTTTTTAATTTATTATAAAAATAACTATCCCAATAATATTTTTTATCTAATAAACTTTTATCTATTTCTAAATCTTGAGTCTTTAAATAACCTAAATATGATAAAAACTTAGGTACATACTCTTCTGTAAATTCTTTCAAACTTAAATCTAAATGATTAGTATATAAATAATTCCCATTATTTTTATGTAGTCGAATTAGATTAAATCTTAAATTATTTTTTTTAACCTTTAATATTTTTAAAAAATTTAAGAATATTTTCCAATTTATAGTTATATTTTTATTTTTATTAAAAGTTATCATATAACCTTGTTCATTTTCGTATGATTCTTTTAATAATATAATAATTTCTTCAAAAGAAAATTCAGCTCCAAACCAATTATTTGACGGTAAATGATCATTACCAAAAAGATAACATAAACCTAAAAAATCTAAGAGAATGAAATATTTAGATTCTGTTATATTAAAAATTCTCTTTATTATTTTCATTAACTCTTTTATTATAAAATAAGAATTAACATATTGTACTATTGTATTATCTTTAGAAAAATACCTAATAATATTATACTTGGTTTTTTTTTGATAAATAATGTTATATATTTGTTGCACTAGAACCAGGTGAACAAAATCACTATCACATGTATGAATAAAAATATCACCTGATATCTTCTTTTTTTTAATATATTTAAAAATCTTGAAATCTGATTCTCCCATTACTCTTCCACTACAAATATTTAAATTATAAGATAAATTTATTATTTTATTAGATTTGTTAATTTCTTTAAAAAAAATTTCCAAGTCTAATATTATTTTAGAAGATGGTCCAAAAGATTTATCTAAAGATATCTTATTATTTAACCATTCAAAATAATTATAACTTAATTCATTTTCAGTGTAAACATCATTTTTAAAATTATTAAATATCTTTAAAAAATACTCTTTTCTTATTTTTGATTCTAGAAAATTTTTAGTTCTCCTTCTTTTCTGTTCTAAAATTTTGGAATAAGAAGGTATTCCATCTAAAAAAATAAAAGTATTTTTAACAAAATCAATATGATGTAAATTGTTTATCATATTGTCTACATAAGTAATTATTTTAGTAAAAAAAATAAAATCTAACATTATATTATCGTTAAAATCACAGTTAGGTAAATATTTTTTTTGATATTCTATAAATTTTTCTTTTGAAAATAAAAATTCTTTTAGTTCTTTTATTATTGTATTTTCATTATCTCCGTCAATGATTTTACAAATATCTTCTTTAACAAGTTTGAAGTAATCTAAACTTAATATTGCGTCTAATTTGTCTTCAATTACTTCAATACTTACATAGGGTAAACTATTTAGTATTTTTAATAATTCATTAATATCATTTTCTAAATTAACTAAATTTGAGTATATGATAAAATTAAAATCAAAGAATACATTTTCTGTAATTGTTTTATTACAACAATTATTTACAGAAACTTCTTTGATTCCATTATATGAAAGGTTTTTGTTTAAAAACCCTATTATTTTTTCTAATCCCATAATAGTTATATATGTATTTCAATTCTTAAATAGATTCACTTTAATAAAATAATTAATGATTCTCTCTAAGATATTCTAATATTTCATACAATACTTTAACATCAATCATATTATATCTAATTATATCTTTCATAATAGCATCACTTTCTATCATACTACTATTATTTACGTATTTAACATATAATTCTCCAGCAAGTATCATTGCCAATCTACCATCACTACATTCACTATCACTATCCCAACAGGTCTCTATCATACCATGATTATACATAGATGTTGCTACACTTTTTAATTTAAAGTTATAACAATTTTTGATACAAATTGGTTCAGTTCTAAACACTTTTTCCAGATCTCTAAAATCTAAATCTTTAGTACGAGACATAAACTTTCTATAAAAGATTGGTTCTGCATCATACCAATGAAAATATCTAGCTTGACAATCAAATTCTTCTTCTAATTTCTCTACATGGTTATAAAACTCATCAAACATGTCTATTTCACCTTGTCTTGTATTATTTTTCATAACATAACATTTTTCTTCATATTTTCCATGATAATTATAACCAATACCTATCATAAAGATTCTAGTTTTATCTACTCCATCTACAACACTATTAAGAGTCTCAAAGTCAATGAAGATTTCTAAATCACTTGGAGTTCTCCAATCAAATAAGTTGTTAGTTACTTTTCTTGGTAATATCTTATGTTGAGATTGGTTTACTTTTAAGATATGATCTACTATATTGCCAATCTTACTAGTATCTTTAAATCCTAGTATACTACTATTAAGTTTCTTATCAGATAATTTATAAATTCCTTTAGAATGTGCAGTTTTCCGACGTTTTACACCACAATGATAAACCATAGTAATTTCTTCAATATCTTTAGCATATTTCTTTTTAATATCCTTATACTTTCCATTCATATCATTCTTCATATTAGGATAAAGATTAGTATGAGATGGCGTTGGATATAATTCCCATGATGAACCATTTGTTTTTAATTCACGAAGCCATTTGACCGCTTTATCTACCAATTCAATATATCTTTTATCCTTATTTCCGTAATCTATAATTCCATATGTTTCTTCCAAATCATTTGTGTGATAACCAAATTTACTATTATCATTTCTTTTATTCTTAGCCCAGATTATAGTTACGTTATTATCTGTTTCTTGAATATCATTCAAAATAGACTGATAGATATATAATTGTCCTTTAAAAGCTTTCATTGAACCACTGTTTCTCATGGTATTATCATCGCTATTCATATGAATAGTACTACTTTTAATATCACAAATTACATAATGTTCATTATCTAAAAACTTACATCCTTCTGTATTTTCATATACAAGTTCTGGAAAGAAATCATTAAGAACTGTATTCTTAATAATAAGGTCTGGAGATCCATAAAGTTTATTTTTCTTATCAACTAATAGACCTTGATAAATTACATCTACACCATTCTTCATGTGGTCAATAGTAACTTTAATATTATCCATGTTATGAACATCATCTACATTATAACAAACTTGTTGAATATTTAAATGTGAAAGATTGCTTTTAACCATTTCCATTACTTCATCTTCAAACTCAATCCCTTTATTCATAATATTTTGGGTAAATTTATCTTCCGTAAATTCATAATTTGATTCGATTTTATCAGGACCAAACATTCTAAGATAATCTAAAAAAGGGTCTTCAATTAGAAAATTTCTTACTTTAGAAGCAGATAGGTAACCTTTGAAAGCGTTACTTTTAGTAGAACGTTTTCTTTTATTAGTGTAATCTGAGATGTTAAATTCATCTATAATAAAATGCTTTCTAGTCATTTCATGTTCTAGGTGAATCAACTCTTGTTGTTTAAAACCAGATAATTGATTTCTTTTAACTTCAATTAGATTTAGTTGAAGTTCTTTCTTATAATTGGTTGAATCATTAGATATATAGTGTGAATTTCGATTAATTTTAAGGCTTATTTTATATTTATCTAGATTTTCAAATAAATATAAATTACTTCTCTCACACCTTAGATTTAGGTTAAGATTTCTTTTTACCAAAAATCTATCTAATATTGATTTTGTTAAGGTTGAATTCATTAATATAAATATATATTTAGAGTTTATATCAATTTTTTTATAACTTTACATAGTATTGTTATAAAAAAAAGGAAAATATAAAATTCTTGCATAGAATTTTATTGTTATTTTCAATTTTATCTATAATTATATATATGAAAAAAATATATTTAATTATCTTATTTTTAATTATTTCTTACATAATTTTAGATAAAAAAGAAGTTAGTAAGTTTGCCAGTTCATCGTGTAGTAAAAAATCAAATACAATGTGTCATAATTTTTATACCGCAGTAGAAAATAAAACTTTAGAAGATTGTAAGAATATATGTAGTGGTGATCAAAATTGTACAGGTTTTTCTTATGCTCCTTCTTGGAAACAATGTAGATTAGAGAATAAAGGCGGTTCATGTATGCCAGGATCTTATACTGGGACAAGTACCGAATTTTATGAATGTAACAAAAATAGTTTAGACAATATACAAAAACAATTAGTACTTGTTTCTGGTATATACGGAAATCAAATTGTTCCGGTACTTTGTAATGAATATGAAAGAATAGGAACTGTTAGTGGTCCTCATCCAACTAATTCAAATTGTGAAGCATTTGATCAATGTCGAGTCAAATCAAATGATTCTTGTGATATTAGCGTGAAAAAATATGATAGATGTAAATCAGCTAGAGATAATTCTTTTTCAAATTATAGTATTGATGTAGAAAAAAATGGATGTAAAGCTAGAAAATGTACACATTTACCAAATACAATGTGTCACTATAATTATACTGCAGTAGATAATAAAGATAATTTACAAGAATGTATAAATGAATGTAATAATAAATCTGGTTGTACAGGTTTTTCTTATGCCCCAGAATGGAGACAATGTAGATTAGAAGATAAAGGTACATCATGTAATCCTGGTCCGTATGATGGTACTAAATCTGATTATTATAATTGTGGAGGAGGTTTAGCTAAAAATAAAATAATAGAATCAAAAATAAAAGAATATGTTTCTAAGAGTAGTAATGGTTCCGGTTGTACAAAATGTCTAGATAGAATGAGAATTTTAGAACCAGCTATTTACTTACTATATAAATTAATTATAGAAAAGAAAAACTTAAAAGCCAGTTTATCTTCATTAATGAGTTCAGTAGGTACAACCGCACTTAGACAAAAATTAGAAGATTTTATTAATAGTATTGGAATTAAAAAACCACTTGGAACGATTTCAAATAATAAATCAGATGACAAAGTAATTGAATTTTTAGAGACTGCACTTGAAATGGCATTATATTGTGGTGAAAGAACAATTACTAAAATTACTACTGATTTAACTAAAAATTCTATAAAAAGAAAGGCTAATAATTTTAAGAATTTGGGAATAGCTGCAGTTCATAAATTTTTTAGATGTTTACTAATTTGTTTTACACAATTAATAGTAATGGATGATACTGGATGTGATAATTTTGATTCATGTTCTGCTAAAGAAAATCTAATAAGAGATTTCTTTTCAAGTGAAGCTGTACAGGAGGGTGAAGCACTTTTAACTGAAGCTACTGCGGTAAGTAGCTTTCCTGTATTAGGAGTAACTAAACTTCTTATTAATAAAAACAAACTTATAGAAAATAAAACTGCAAGGAGAGTTGGAGGAGCTATTAATAATGATCCAACAGTTGGAGAATGGTTAGAAAGAACATTTACAGGATGGTTTGGATAAATATTAGTTTATCATATAGTATTAATATATATATATATATATATATATTATTATAATAATGTTAAAAAAAATATTTTTCTTTCTACATTTGTTATTTATATTTCTAACATTTTTTCTAATTTTATTTTACTGGCAAATTTTAATACTACAATTTATGGTAATTTTATCCTGGAAATATAATAACAATAATTGTCTTATTACACAACTGGAAGATTACATCTTTAACACTACCATAACAGAATACATAGAAAATGAAGTATTTATGAATAAACGGATTATTAGAAATAAATACAGGGTTCCTTGTGAACATCGATTATTACTCTATATAGTTTTTATATTTGGATTAATATATTATGTGTTTATTATTTAGAAAAATTTACTAAATAATAAATAATGTACTCAATTTATAATAATTATTCTGAATTTTCAGGAAATAACACTACCATGACTAGACTTGGTAGAATTCTTAACCTACCTATAGTTAACAAAATAAAGGATAGGATTATAGGAATTCATGCTTATAAATTTGGAAAACAAGTTATTGATAAAAACCTTGATTATATTCTAATTATAGGTGGAACTGATATTAATATAGATTATTATGACAATAATAAAAGAAAAATTATCATTAAGGCAATATTACAAGCCAAATATATAGTAACATTTAATAATGTTTACAGATATACTTTAAGATTGAATTTTGATCTTGATAATATAGTTGCTATCCCTCAATCTGTGAATTTTGAAGAACCTAATTATTTTAATTTACGCAAATTTCTTTTTGATAACCATAAAATTGTTGACCCTGAAAAAATCTTTATTATGGTAGGTAATCTTAGAAGGGTTAAAGATCCTTATTATCTTAAAGATGTATTTAAAAAATTATATCAACAAAATATAATTTTAATAATTGTTGGTGAAATTATAGAAGGAGATTATGAAAGTGTTCCGGGTATATATCATATAGGACCTTTAGAATATCATAATATATTATCTTGTTACAAACAAGTTGATGGATTAATAAATACCAGTATATCAGAAGGTATGTCTACTGCTATACTGGAAGCTATGTTATATCGATGCCCAGTATATGCTAGAAGAAATATAGGTAATGCTGCAATTATAAATGATAATGTTAATGGATTTATTTTTGATACACCTGAAGAGTTTATTAAATTATGTAATATTTATGATAATACTATTATTGAAAATGCCTATAATTATGTGACTAGATATCATACTAACAGGATTGAAAAAGAAAGATATCTTAATTTAATTATCAACTATAAATAAAATATGTTAAAAATTTAAAATTATCCATAATAAAAAGTAATACATATCCCACTATAAGAAACATTCTATCCAAACTAATAACATAATTTCCCTTATTCTTCAAGCTATAATATTATATTTACATTTATCACTAGATTTATATTTTTGACTTTAAGTTACAATAAGGACAATTTAGAATATTAATAATACTAAGTAAAGTTATAAAAATTGAATTTAGGATTTAATTTAAAAATTATATATGAATGAAGATTTAATTATAAAAATTATGTTAGAATTTTGTTATGATCAAACAATAAAAACATGGTCTAAAACGAGACTTTTAAGTAAAGAATTCAAAAAAATGATAGATAATCAAAAATATAATAAAGATAGTTGGGGCAGACGTACGTTTATTAGTACTAATACCTGCAATATTTGTGATAAAAAAAGTGATTCTAAAAATTATAATATGCTTATTTATGTAGCAGACGATATAAATTATGGTCGTCGTATTATTACTCATTGTAAACATTGGTTATGTCATATATCTGCTATATATTCAATGATAAATCATTATGAAAATGATAATATTTTTCTAATAAAAAATTTTCAAAAAAATAATAATATAATTATTCCAAGATCCGATGGAACCGAAACAAATGGTTTTTGTAAAACTAATTTTGTAGTTAAAAAAGAGAATAAATATTACATATCAACATATTGGTATGATAATGATAATTTAAAATTTGAGAAATTAGTTCCTTTTGAATACTATTCAAAAAAACATCCAGAAATTATTTCTATTAATTTATTATTTTATAATATATAACTTAAATATATTCATTTAGTAGTTGGTGAAAATAACGTATATTTCTTAATAGGAAAAGTCCAAAGTGGTTATGTATCAAAAGATTATTGGGTAGTTCTTCAGACAAATATAAAGCAATGGATTTATAAGTGTTGCTATACTATTAGAAAAAAATAATAATTAATTACTTTAAAATTATTCTCTTGGTAAAGTCTTGCAACATGACTGAATTCTAATATATTTGTATTCTAACTCTTTTTTTATTACACTTTATTCATCATCAAATCCGAATTTCTCTAATTTTTTGGCAACATTTGTTGGATGTTCATTTACCATTATATATAACTCTGTATATGATATATCGTTCAAGTCATCTATTGTCCATCGACTATCAAGTTCTACCAGTTGATGCTTTAGTGCTTCCATCTGCCTATCTATAGTAATCACTTCATCCCACACACTTAGTCTAGGTCCATTCTCATAACTAGAGTAAATATCTCTTAATCTTAAAACTCTACCTATAGGTTGTCCAAGTTTTGTCTTACCTTTATATATATTCACTTTGTGAATCTATAGAATCCTCTCCCCTATGTTGTATGAATTGTTTAACCCATCCAAAACCGTTACCTTAAGGTTCGTCCAGAATTTTACCTTCAAAGAAAAATATTTTAAATATATTAATTAATATATTAATTTATATATTAATTAATATATAAATTAATATATATATGGATAATTATTATTCAAAGTACATTAAATACAAAAAAAAGTATTTAGATTTAAAAAAACCACAACATGGTGGTAGTATTGGAATCATTCGCGATATGTCCGAAAAGGGTGATTTGACTTTAGTAAAAAATGACGGAAATGGTAAATATTTTATTATACAAGGCGATCAGAAAGCCGATATTGTAAATTTTGAAGAAATTTGTCCTAACACACATATTTTTATAACAAATTCTGG